CTTTCCTACCAGCGAGGATAAAGACCACACCTACGGTGTTGAGGGGTGCAGGTGCGACCCTGATGTTCAGTACCTTGACGAGGATACCGGACTGCCCTATCCGTATGGGCCGTTGGTCACGCACAACTGTTTCGTCGGCACCCCCCCTCACGAGCAGACTCTGAAGCAGCACACCATACTGGCTCGCCTTGTAGCCCGCCGCCAAGATCACGATGAGGACGAGGACGCGGACGAAAGGTGGGGTGTATCGTGACATCCACAATTCGTAAACTCAGACATTGGAAGCAGGCAGACGCCGGGTGGTTCCGTGATCTGGACCTGATTTGCTTTCCCGCCCCCGACCAGACATTCTTCAACAGCAAGGAATGCCATTGGTGGGTCATGGAGGGCGGGGCAGCCAAGGGATATCGTGCGTATGCCGGGCTTTATGTGCTGGAGAATACCGCTCACTTCTGCCGCTGCGGCGTGTTACCCGAGTATCGTGGGAACAACCACCAACAGGAGCTTATCAAGGCCCGCCTGAAATGGTGCCGTCGTTCCGGGGTGGAGATCGTTCGTACGCACGTCGCTGTTCACAACATCCGCAGCCACAACAACCTGATTACTTGCGGATTTCGCGGGCGTAAATCAAAGTGTGGAACCATGCACTCCATGTGGAGAAAGCCGTGAAACATCTGATCTCCTCGCAGAAACTCCATTGTCTTGGGTTCGTTCTCGGGCTTTGTATCGGATACGTCTTGGCTTTTGCCTTCTCCCTCTGTGTCGCAGCCTGTTCGATCTCGCCCTCCGCCCGGACTCCCGTGCAGCCCGGAGCCATGCCCGAGCCTGAGCCTCTCCCACATCCGGAAGTGTCCATGAAAGTCAATTTCCAAAGGATTACTAAATGAGCCAGTGGCTTCCCGGCGAACAAGTGCGAATCGAATACACCACCGTAGACGCGACGATCGTGGGGTCCGTGTTCCTGTACACCCCCAACGGGGTAGCTCGAACGCTGAAGGCAACAGAGCGGCTGCTTCTGGACGTGATTGCTTATAGCGGTGTTGGCACCTCCGCCCCCGAGCTGTTTGATGACGCCAACGGAAACGGAACGATTGATGCCGGGGAGCGCCTGCTCAGTCGGGGGTCCACCAGTGCCGCCGTCCACGTCTATGCGGACTTCACTGGTGCGGGGGGTATGCCGTGCGGCCTTGGACGAGTTCCCAAGTTCCTCGGAACAGGTGCCGGTCTTGTGATACTGAATGGCGTTGGCCGCATCGTGAACGGATAAACCATGTCTGCACCTCGCTATACCAGCCGTGAGCTTACCAAGCACCTGCGGGCCTTGGCGATTGAAGCGCATGATACCACCCCCGAGGGGGATGTAATCACTCGGTCACAGAAGCTCGCGGAAATCCTCTGGAAGAAGGCCCTCGGACACACTGAGGCTGTGCCCGACAGGAAAACCGGCAAGATCGAGGAGCGGTATAATCCGCCGGAAGCGTGGGCCATGACCATGATTTATGAACGGCTCGAAGGGCGTGTTGCCAATGCGACGGTTGAGGATGGTGGCAAGGTGTCCGTTACCGATAAGGTTTCCGAACTGGCTCTTGAACGGGCGAACAAGTTGGCCGCAGCGGCAGTCGGCAAGCCCCCGGTAAAGACGATGCCGCCGAAACTACTCCGAAAGAAGGGGAATTTGTGGCAAACGGATTTGTAATAGAACCCGAATTGCCTGCACCGTTTCCAGTAAAGCGTACCTTCTGGAAATGCCCGATCACTGGGCTGTTGGTGCCGAAAGACTCGGACCAAAATCTCGCGTGGCGGGCAAAGCTGCTTCAAGAGGCTGAGAACGACGCGGACTTTCAGACCGATCTTTACACGGCCTGCTCCAAGTCCCTGTTGTTTTGGGTAAACGCCTTCGCGTATACCTTGCGAATCTTTGATGCAGACGAGTCTGGTAAGAGACGGCAGGCCGAAAATGCCCATATCCCGTATGTGACGTGGGAAATTCAGGACCGCCATATGCTCGAAATCGAGAAGGCAATTGACGGGGGGTACGACCTACTCACTGATAAGACTCGTGATATGGGCGCGACGTGGGATCACATCGCGGTTCTACACCACCAGTGGTTGTTTCGCCCCGGCCGGATGTTCCTCGAAATGAGCCGCGTCGAAGGGGACGTTGATGGTGCGGACAATCCCCGGTGTCTATTCGTCAAACACGACTACATCAATAAATGGCTGCCGGAGTGGATGGTCCCCGCCATCGAGCGTCAGCGAATGCACTTGGTCAATCTTGATAATGGATCGAGAATTGATGGTGAATCGTCTAATAAGGCCGCTGGCTCTGGTGATCGTCGCCACGCGATACTTCTCGATGAATTCGCCAAGATGGAAAATTCAGAGAAAATCAAGGCCGCGACAGCTGACGTAGCCGCTTGCCGTCTGCCTAATTCTACGCCTTGGGGTGCTGGCACGGCCTACTCAAAGTGGCGTATGAGCGGGCAGATCAAGGTGTTTCAGTTGCCGTGGTACGAACACCCGGAGAAGGGGATCGGACGGTACGCCAAGCAGGATAGTGCCACCGGCAAGTGGAAGATTCGATCGCCGTGGTATGATACTGAATCCGAGAAGCGTTCGCCGCAGGAAATGGCCCAAGAAATCGACATGGACCACATCGGGTCTGGCGATACCTTCTTTGAGGCCCACATTGTAGAGGAGCATAAGCGACTTTTCGGTCGCCCTCCGGTCACGGCCCGAACCGTGGATTTCAAGAAAGGAATATCGTCAGATGTGATCCCCTCCATGCTTATGCGGAAGGATCGCTTGGGGTTGCAGATCAATAGTTCGGGTCCGCTCCGCATTTGGGCCCCTCTGATTGACGGCCGACTGGATCAGAGCAAGAACTATATCGTCGGGGCGGATATCTCTAAGGGGCAGGGAGCCTCGAATTCTGTTCTGTCGGTTCGGTGCGAGGAAACCGGAGTAAAGGTCGCGGAGTGGGCCGACGCCAATATCCCACCGTATGATTTCGCTCGGATAGCCTGTGCCGTGTGTTTGTGGATCGGCGGCGCTTCGCACGGTGGACGCCCGCTGCTGATCTGGGAGATGAATGGTCCCGGTTGGGACTTCGGCCGCGAAATCATGCAGAAGTATCAATACCCTCGACCGTACTTCGACGTGGTTATAGGTACTTCCGTGGAAAAAACCACTAAGCGATATGGCTGGCACTCGAATAACGATAAGAAGGAAGTGGTACTGGGTCTGTACCGCCGAAACCTTGCCCACGGCGGATTCATCAACCACAGTATCGAGGCCCTCGACGAGGCCCTGCTGTACGTTCGCGGCGAAGATGGCGAGATTGTACCTTCGGCGTTGACTCAGGAATCCGCTGCGGCCCGTAAAACACACGGGGATCGCGTGATCGCGGACGCCCTCAGTCTGTGGGGGGATAAGAATAAGAGCCGTATCGTGCAGAACCTACCGGCCGCTCCCGTAAAGTCTGTGGGGGGACGGTTTGTCGCGTGGAAGAAAGCCAAAAAAGATATGAAGTCGGGTCGGACGTTCAACTTCAGTCCGACTCGCTAAGCGGGGAGATTCATGCCTATCACCATCAGCCCATCTAAATTGCAGGACGCCGTAGAGGAGGGGTTCAAGCGTACGCAGAATTTCCGTTCTGCTCGCGTGATGTTCCTCCGGCAGTTCGTGGGTCAGTATTTCGACGCCGAGAAAGGTACCGTTGGTACTGAGCCGTTGAATCTGATCTTCAATGCGATCCGAGTGCTGCTTCCAAATCTCGTATTCAGCTATCCCCGTCACAACGTCACTACGCGATTTCTTGCCCATAGGGATTACGGCGATATGCTCGGTATGGCGCTATCCCAGCAGGATAAGCAGCTGAAGATCACCGAAACGTATCGTCGATGGATCGTGGATTCGTTGTTCACTATCGGAATCTTGAAAACGGGGATGTGCGATTCAGGAACGGCAATCCACTTCGATCAGGACGACGCCATAGACCCCGGCACCGTTTACACGGCCGGGGTGGATTTCGATAATTTCGTATTCGATCCCAATGCCCGGAATCTGGAGGAGGCCCTGTTCCTTGGGGATAAGCTCCGAGTGCCTCGTGCCAGCCTGCTGGAATCTGGTTTGTACCGAAACGACTTGATTGAAAAACTCCCGGCCGTGGGTAACACGCCGTACAATACGGAGTATGCCGCAGAGCTTTCCGCAACCAATGTGAACCTGTACGATACCGCTAGGCTGGAGGACGAGGTTGAGATCGTGGAGCTTTGGGTTCCTCGTGCAAACGCTCTGATTACAGTGCCCGCGTGCGGGTATAGAGCCGACGAGTTTTTGCGGGAGACTGAATACAACGGACCCGATGAAGGTCCGTACACCTTTCTTCGCATGACTCCGCCGGTGCCTGACAACCCCCTTCCGATCTCTCTGGTCGGTATCTGGTATGATCTTCACGTCATGGCAAATCGGATGGCGACGAAAATCCTGAATCAGGCCGATCGTCAGAAGGATGTCACGCTCTATAAGCGGGGTTCTGCCGATGACGCCCAAGAATTGCTGGATGCTGCGGACGGTGAGGCTATCGCAGTCGATGATCCCGAGGGTGTCACTGTTCAGTCCTTTGGTGGGCAGAACGTCAAGAACGAGGCTGTTATGCCTCAGCTCGAACGCTGGTTCAATATGATCGCCGGAAACCCCGAGGGTCAGGCAGGCTTGTCTATGCAAGCGGGTTCTGCTACGGAAGCGTCTATCCTTCAGGGTAATGCGGCTACTACGCTCGCGGATATGAAGGATATGGTGTATAGTGGCGTGGCTGCCGAAGGTCGAAAGCGAGCGTGGTATCTCCATACTGACCCGCTGCTTGAAGTCCCCCTGATTCGCCGCGTCAAGATTCCCTCTGCCCCGATGCAGACTCCGATGGGCCAAATGCCGGGGCCGGTCGAGGAGCGGGACATTCAGGTAATGCTTACTCCCGAGGCACGCTCGGGCGACTTCCTAGACTTCACGTTCGAGATCGAGCCGGAGTCTATGGGTCGTGTGGACTCCAAGCAGCGGTATAATCAGGCTATGGAGTTCGCGGTAAAGATCATTCCTGCCGCCGCTCAGGCCGCGATGACCTGTGTTCAGATGGGAATTCCTTTTTCTTTTCCTCGGTTCGTTGCGAAACTGGCGAAAGAGGCCGGAATCAATTGGATGGACGAAGTGTTCCAAGACCCCGAGCTGCAACAGCGAATGATGATGCAGATGATGCGGGGGCCGCAGGCCGAAGGGTCGAAGGGTAGTTCCCAGCCAAACGCTGATGGCGGTATCGCCCAGAACGGACAGCCGGGACAGGTAGCGTCCGTCGCTTCGCCGGAGCAGATTCCCAACATGATGGCCCAAGAGGGGGCGAATGCCGGGCAGGCCGATTTGTCCATTCGACCCTCCTACTAAGGAAAACCAATGCCGATGTACGATTATCGTTTTATCGACGCCGAAGGCGGACAGTTCGAGGACTTCCAGCCCATGACTTCTGACGCCCTTACGGAGAGGGGTGGTCGCCCGTGTGAACGGATGATCGGCTGTCCCGCCGTAATCACTCAGTACGGGGCGGGAAATTCTTGCGATCCCGTACAAATGCTCAGTATCGCTCTGGATAACGAATACGATATTCGGGCTTTCCGCGAGAGAAACCCCGGAGTTGAAATAAGCGATCAGCGGGCCGATCCCCGCTTCGGGGTGCCGATTGCTTATTCCCGAGGAGAAAAGGATCGAATCCTCGCCCAAGAGGGGTTTGTGGATAAAAACAAATACGGCTGAATTTTCTTTGCTTTTCGCGTTATGTGTGGTACACTTAGTTCTCAGTATGAATAGTCCCCTACCCTCCCTTGCGGAGCAGCGGACACAGGAGCTTAGATATGGTACTCGAACAGACCACGAACTCTAAACTTGCGGGGGAAACCCCCGTATCGGAAGCCTTGGAAGCCTCCATTACGGCCGGACTGGCAGCGGCCTTCGCGGACGAACCCTCGGGGGAGGGGGCCGTAGAGCCTGTCGTGGACTCCTCGGGGGAATCGACGGACGAACCCGTGGAAGAGGGTGCGGTAGAAGAGGAGGCGGTAGAAGAGGAGGCGGTAGAAGAGGGTGCGGTAGAAGAGGAGGCGGAGCAGCCGCCGGAAGCCCCTGCGGCAACCGGCCCTATCCTCCCCGACTCGTATATACGCTCTCTAAAGGCCTACGGATGGAGTGACGCCGAGATTTCTTCAGCCCATAAAGCTGATCCAGCGGCATTTACGTTGACGGCTCAGAAGCTCCATTGGAATCGGGCTAAAGAGATTGCCCAGTTCGCGGAGTTGGGGCGGCGACAGGCCGAGCGACCCAAGGTGGAGGCCAAGGCCCCCGTCGCGTCCAAGCCCGGCTTGATTGATATTGATGACCTGATTGAAAAGCACGGTAATGAAGAGCTGATTCGTGATCTGTATACCCCGGTCAATGCGTTCATGGAACAGATTACGGCGATGTTGCCCGATCTGAATTCCGGGGTAAAAGCAATTCGGGATTCTCAGCAGCACACGCTGGGTACTCAAATCGACGAGTTCTTCAAGGGGCCGGAGTTGGCCCAGTTCAGCACTGTTTACGGGAAGGATTACGTTTCGGCCACGCCGGAGCAGAGCCAATCTCGCATGAAGGTGCTGGAATTTGCCGACGCCGTGATTGCTGGGGCCCAACTTCAGGGCCGGGACTTGTCCCTATCGGAGGCATTGGGTATGGCCCATGAAGCAGTGAGTGCGAACTTCAAGACTACCGCGATTCGTAACGAGATCAAGAAGGGCGTGAAGAAGCGGAATAAGGGTTTGACAACCAAGCCGTCCAATAAGGGAACTCCCCTCATCAATTCACCCATGACGCGGGATCGGCTGGTGATTTCGACTGCAAAGAAATTGGACGCCTTGTTCAAGAACAACTAATAGAGGAGATTTCGTATGGCAGTAGACAATACTCAATTGGCGGACCTGATCGCAACCACGCTGAAGGATTTGCCCAAGGGGCAATTCGAGGTGATGTGGGATTCACAGAACTACGAGTTCTGTCAGATTTACAACTCCTCCCGTCGGCAGGTGGACGGCGGCACTTCGATTCAGCGTAACGTCGTTCTCGACGAGACAGGTGCTGCCCGCTACCGCCAGATGTTCGATACCGATACTCCCACTGTCGAGAGTATTCAGCGGACGATCGACGTTCCGTGGACTCAGATCGGCACCAACTACTCGTGGGATGTTCTGGAGATCAAGCGGAACCAAAATTCCGCTAAGGGCTTCATCAATCTGATGGAATCCCGCCGCATGGAACGGATGTGGGGTATCGCCGAGGAAATCGAGGATCGCGGTTGGAAAACTCCGGTCAGTGCCACTAACAAGCTGCATCCCTACGGCATCCCCTACTACCTCAACATGCTCAATGCGGGTGTCACTGACGGCGGGTTCCTTGGTCAGACCATTCGCTATCAAGACCTTAGCACCGGCACTGTCTGTGCAGGCCTCGATGCGGCGGTCGAGTCTAAGTGGCGTAATTACGCGGATACCTATACTCGCGTGGACAACACTCTGCTGCGGAAGCTTCGTAAGGCGTTCCTGTTGACCCGATTCAAAGCTCCCCCGCAGGTCAAGGCACCGGGACAGGATAACCCCGGCAGTAACGTCAAGATTTATTGCGATGCTGATCGTGCCGTCGAGTTCATGGATTTGTCCGACAAGCGGGACGACAACAACACGCAGGCCGATCTGGCGGGCAAGGCACTGGTACAGGTCGAGGGTGCGACGATGTTCAACCGTCGCCCCATCGTTTACATCCCGCAGCTTGATGGCGTGACCTATCAGCCCATCTACTGTGTGGATTGGTCCAAGATTCAGCCTATCGTGCAGGAGGGTTACTGGATGGTTGAGGGTAAGCCCACGACCGATCGCGGTCAGCACACCGTTTTCACCGTGTATCTCGACGGTTCGCACAACAATCTGTGCATCAACCGTCGTACCGCCGGTTTCGTCCTGCATCTTGTGACCGCCTAATTCGCACAAATCTTTCAAGGAGAATGATACATGGTTTTCAGCGAAGCTTTTTTCTCACAGGCAGGCGAAAACGCCCAGCCTTCTCCGTCGATTTGGGGCGACTGTCCCGGCGTCCGTTTGCGGGATGAGGGCACGGGCTTCTTCTTTCACGAGGACTTCTTCTCTATCGGCACCGCTACCGATAAAGCCCCGCTCGGCCCTTTCTCGGTCGAGACGACTGGTACCACGGTTTTCACCCGTAAGGCGGGGGAGATCGGCGGGTACCTCGATATCGAAACGGGTGCCTCAGACACTAACTCCTGTACGCTGGGTACTGCTACGATGGCCGAAATCGTGCTGAATTCCGGCAATAAGGTGTGGTTTGAGGCCCGTCTTGAACTGGGTGCTCTCGCGGATCAAGGTGTCTACATCGGACTCATGGAAGAGACGGGTTTCGATGCGGCAGATGAGGACGTGCTGGCAGATAACTGTGCCTCGCTCGTCGCTGAATCGCTGCTTGGCTTCCAGATTCTTGCGGGTGATACGGATGCCGTGGACTTTGTGTTCAAGCTGGACGGCGGTACGGCGGTCGTACCGCTGGCTGATATCAATCTCTCGACTAACGGGGGTAACACCGCTGCGAATCTCGTGGCCGACACGGAGTTCAAGATTGGTCTGAAGTTCGACGGTAAAGAGCAGATTCAGGTTTTCTACAACGGCAACAAGGTTCTCAGCTACACGATCGTTGCTTCCACGTTCCCGGACAACGTAAAAATGGGTGTGGTGGTCGCTTCCAAGACCGGCACTGACACGGCTCAGTCGATTGCGGTCGATTGGGTTCGTGCAGCGTATCAGGTTCGTCGCTAATCCCCACGGCCCTGCTTAGCGGCGGGGCCGTGATTTAGGAGCCCTCATGTCCATCGAACCCACCTCAGCACGGACCTTCTCTGATTTGGTTCTCGCTGTGGCCCATAAGTTCGGAATGGCCTATTATGGGGCCGATGGTGCGGGGCTTACGCAGATTCCTGTGGATAGCCACGATCTAGCTTTGTGCAAAGGCATCGTGAATAGCGGTATCCGTATGTTCTTTATGAATGCCCCGCCGGGCGGATGGCGGTTTAGCCGTCCCACTTCTTCGGTGTTTCTATGGCCGACCAAGACCGGATTTACCGTGTCGGGTGGTGTCTATGATTTGACGAATAATCAAACCCTGCTGACCGCTAGTTCGGCCATTCTCCGCGAGTCGATGGAAGAGAAGTCGATTGTGATTACCGGGGTTGGAGCCGGAACGTACACGATCAAACAGTACGTTTCCACCACCACGGCATACGTCACGGGCAATGCTAGTACGGTTTCCAATTCTCCCGGCACTATCACGACGGATGGTAGTTATACCCTCCCCCGCACCTTCGCGGGAACACACTCGGGCGGACTCACCTTCGCGTCGGGCACTAATCAGGGTTCCACGATGCAATGGGTTCATCCGGCGTCGATTCGGCAATCCCGCGAGAACGAGACTGATACGAGCGGCACTCCGCTGCTTGCGGCTATCGACGTATTTTCTGCGGCTTCCGCGTCCGGACGAGCACGCCGATATCGCATGGACGTATACCCTACCCCGAGCAGAGAGTTCGAGGTTCAATTCCAGTATGACTTGAATTTCGATGTTCTGGTCGCCCTGACAGAATATCCGCCCGTTCCGATCGTCCACGATGAGACGGTAAAGGCGGCGTGTCTGGCGGTAGGAGAGCGGGAGATCGAGGATCGCGTGGATGGCCCGTACTACAGCTACTATCAGGGTACCTGCCTTCCTGCCAGCTATGGTATCGACGCCCGAACTGGCCCGCGTAGGCTCGGGTATTTCGGAAACCCGCAAATCGGACGGCCTACCAGCCCTCGGGGATGGTTGCCACGAATCGACGTTCAATTCAACTCGTAAGGAGATTTTCATGCAGTTTAGCGAAGATAACTTTCTCGTGGGCGTCAAGGGTATTGTGACTGGTGGCGGTCGTGATACTGCGGGTAATCGCAAGCTCGCCTCTGGTTTCGTGAAGCGGGTTGAGGGGGTCACTCTCAATTCCATCGCCCCGATCTCCGACCTTACGGCGACGGCTGCGGCTCTTGTAGACAACACTACGGGTACGGCAACTACCACGCTCGAAGCCCTCACTAGCGGTTCGGTCTATGCAACGGACGTGGCGGCTATCCGCAACAACTTCGCCGATCTCGCGTCTATGGTCAATAAGTTGACTGTCGATGCCGCAGCGATCCGGGTGAAGCTCAGCCTGACCACGGATGAAACCAACGCCCGTGTAATCAGGGTCGAAGAGACCATTGATAATATCGGCAGCGTGGTAGTTGTGATCCCTCGGGATTATGATGAGGCGACTGATTACCTCGTCCTGCGGGTGTTGACCTCTCAGGCTACGCTGTCCGTGGACAACGATGTGCAGCTTGACTCGGAGTTTTATCGTAAGCGTGCGGCCGTTGCCCTCTCTGCCGACCTTGCTCCTGCGGCCCCGGCCACGATCCTTAGCACTACGGAGCAGTGGATCGACTTCGTGTACACTGGCCTCGCTGTCCGTCGTGACGATGTTGTTACGATCAAACTAATTACCAACGGAGCCAACGACACGGACGCCGAGGAAGTCTTGATCCACGGCATCGAACTGGTTTACGCTTCCACCCTTGTCAGCTACGATGAGGCGACTTCAACTAACGTCCAGCTTCGCTAATCGAGCTAGCCCATGCCGACGAAGCCAACCCTACCGTTGACGTTCCCGGTTCTCGGCCTCCATGAGGGCGTGGGCTATGACATTCAACCGCCCGGAACGACCGCAGACGCCCTGAATGTTCGGGGCATCGACGCTCTAAAGAACCGCCTCCGTGGCGGGCGTCGTTCCGGGCTGTCGAAATGGCATGGGAGTCAGGTGTTTGGGGACACGCCGATTCAACGGATGACTGCCGTTACCCAAGCAGTTGCTCCGACTGGCACTCCCGTCGTGGTAGCCGACGATATCACCTCGTATACGACGGCTTCTTCTGCTAATTTCTTGGGGAATTGGGTTCCGGTTTCTCGCCGGTTCACGACCTCCTCTGTGGGAGTTCCTGCCGCTTCCGCTGTAAATGTGGTGGCGGGACCGCCAAAACGCATACAAATACTTAGCACCTCTTCGAGCGGTGATAACGTATCCCGCTTCCTTATGTCTCGGTATCAAACTACTGGCACGATGGAATGCGAGTTTTACGCCGCCCCGCAATCCGATACCGCCACTAGTACGGATTTGGTGAACCAATGCGGGATCATGTTTCGTGCGGGGGCCGGGCACGGACGGTATATGTTCGTCGCATTTTCCCAAGTCACCGCCACTAGCGTTGCTCTACGCCTATTTAGTGCGGACGGGGCTACTCTCACTACAGTTTCAACTCTGGATACCTATGTACTATCGGGCGGTGCTACCCCAAAAAGCGGTATGGTGATTCGAGTCGGTTGGACGGCCGATACCATTACTGTCTACGTCCAATGGGATGCTACGGAAACTGCGGCCGATGCCAAATGGGCCGGTACCACATACACGATCGCAAACACTACGTTCGGAACGGATGTTGATGCTTGGCACGCGGGGCCTCATATCCTCGGTACCGTGTCCGTTGTAACGTTCACTCGTTCAGTTGTGCGTATGTCCTACACGAAGATCGTTCCACCCACATCTACGGTGTTATACCAGCTGAGGGATACCGACGATGACGTATCTCTCGCAAATAGGTACGAGTTGCCGAACGCATGGTCGAACTATCGAACCTCCGGCACTGTATTGTCGAACCAAAATGCCGGGCCGATCAGTTTTGCGGCAACCACGAATTTCGCTCCGCGTATCGACACAACCAATGATCGTCTAGATGGTGGTACTTCATCAACGGGCACCACTCGTGACGTAATCGTGCGTACGACGCCGGAAGCTACTCAGGTTATTTCAGAGTTCCGTTTTGCGGGAGACGGTCGTGCGACTCAGAGTATTACAGTCGTGATGGGGCTGGCTGTGTCTCGTTTCCAATACCTCGCACTAACGGTAACTACCGCACCAAATGCGGCGGCTGATTCATATAAGGTCGCCCAAATCAGCCTCGCACAACTCTTGCTGTGTAATGCCGCTACCGACACCTCTCGCGTGTTGCACAATACATCCACCACTACTCCCGGTCTGCCGATCGTGAGTACCGATACATCAAATCCCACTTGGATTCGTGTGGTGTACGATGGTAACTCTGTCAAGATGACGATCAATGGAGCTATCTACTTCTCTTACCAGCTTCAAGCGTCAGATACCTCCGCTGTCGGTAGTAACTTCCAGTCGGGATTTTCTTTGTCCGCGATGACTCACGTTCGGATGGTCGGGACTGTCAGTGCGGGGGCTGTCTCCCGCCGCCCTCTCGTGGTTTGCTCGAACGGATCAATCGCCACCCTTGAATTTGATGTAAAGACCGTGCCAGCGGGCGGCGAGGGCTGCGTGGAAGATGATCTGCACGCTATTCAGATGCAATCGGCGTATCAGGATGTATTTATCGTGGATGGGCGGCAGGCCAAAGTTTATCGGCTCGCCACCGATGATGTGGTTACATGGGCCGCGACCGTGGGTACGGCACCCACTTTGGCTCGTCTTATCTGCCTATATCGTGGGCGGGTTGTAACGTCGGGGGTGGTGAACGATCCTAACAATTGGTTCATGTCCAAATCGGGCGATCCGTATGACTACGACTACAGCCCTGCTACCCCCAATTCTCTGCAAGCCGTAGCCGGGAACAATTCCAGTGCCGGGCTTGTGGGCGACGTGATTACGGCCCTGATCCCGATCTCCGACGACGTGATGTATTTTGGCGGGGATAGTTCCATCTACATGATGACTGGCGATCCGGCCTCTGGCGGTGTGATTGATCTGGTATCGGAGACAGGCATCCTGTTCGGCCGAGCGTGGGCTAAAGACCCCAGCGGTACATTGTACTTTGCAGGGGTGGACGGTATTTATCGCATGTCTCCGAATACCGGCCCGCCGCAAAACCTTTCTAACGGCCGATTGGAACGACGGTTTAGGGCGGTAGACAACTCGAATACTCGCGTGTACCTTGAATGGGATTACCTGCGATCTGGATTGATCGTAAATATCGTCCCCTTGCTTGAAGGTTCAGCGAGTGAAGTTTACTTCTGGGACTCCCGCGTGGGGGATCAAGGTGCGTGGTGGCCTGAGCAATACCCGGCTTCAATGGGGCCTTCGGTCGTATACGCTTACGACGGTTCGCGGCCGGAAGATCAGGCCCTTTTGGTGGGGTGCTATGACGGATATATCCGCCAACTTGACGATGCCGCCTTGGATGATGATGGTACGTTGATCCAGAGTCACGTTCGGTTCCCGATGTTTTTGGCCCCGGATCACACAGGCGAGGTTATCCTCACTGATATTATCCCCGTCATGGGGGCGACTAGCAGCGTTGCGAACGTGAATATCTACACCGGACAGACCGCTGAAGATTGCGTGCTGGCTACCGCTCCGCGAGTGAGTCGAGTGCTTACCCGAGCCGGTCGTAGCGAGTCCATCCGACAGCGTGTTCGGGGATACGCTGTGCAAGTAGGTATCTCGGGCACCGGGCTTTGGGCTCTCGAAGGGCTGACGTGCGGATTTGATCTGTCTGGCCGACCTAGACGGGAGGCACGTCCCTAATGAGCGGCTCCCTAGATCGCGGTGGACGTAACGATCTCCGGCAACGTCGGGCATTTCAACGTCTCTCCAACGACCCGTTCGGCTCTCTCGGTATTATCGCCGGAGAGGGTATCGTCATTGATTCGGGCGACGGTAGCATTGCGGTTCTTCTCGCAACCGTAACTCCCGGCCTTGCCTTTACGAACGGTCTGACCATCAATCTCCGAGATACCGATCCGGGACTAGAGTTAGTCGCCTCCGGCTTAGGGGTGTTGCTCGGCGCCAATCCCGCTCTCACCTTGACGGGGGGTTTAGCCGTTGATCTCCGAGATACCGATCCGGGACTAGAGTTAGTCGCCTCCGGCTTAGGGGTGTTGCTAGGAGGTACCTCTGGCCTAACCACCACGAGCGGGTTGCAGATACTCCTTAGCCAATCACCGTCGATCCTCCTACTGGGGGCAGGCGGATTGGGTACGAAATTCGTTACGGTAACGGGGTCGGCAGGTAGCGAATCCGTGCTTATGTCCGGGGGAAGTGGGGGTACCGTAGAGGTTCGACAGCCCGCCAGTGTTGGCGGACGCTTTGTTGGGAGTTCCTCATCCGCTATAATGCGGTTGGGGGTTGCCGGGGCATCGGTTACGATAACTTCTGCCAGCGAATTCGACCTCACCTGTGTTGGAGGGGCTGCTTTTCGGGTGTTCAATAGCTCGACTGGTAAGTCTCCCGGCGGTCCTGCATTAGAGTTATTGTCCTCATCTGCTCGGCTTCAAGGGTTCTCCGGCCCGATTGTCATCCAGCCCCGAGCCCCAGTGGCGGGTACCGGGGCTGCCACCACCGTAATCGGCGGAAAGGCTGTAGGTTCAAACCAAAACGGCGGGGACAGTACGATCCAGTCGGGACAGCCCACGGGTGCGGGTACCAGCATCCTCACCCTTGCCTCTACGACCAATGCAGGCGCTCAGGTGATCGGATTGCAAACCAGCCTTTCAGCCGGGAATAAGGCCCAACTAGGATTCTTCGGGTCCACCCCCATCGGCATCCCCGTAGGATACACGATCACAGCGGCTCCCGCTGTGGCTACCGCTCTCGACTGCGATGCCAACGGGGGTGCCTACGGAGCGTTCACGCTTACTGAACTCAACGATCTTCGAGCCGATGTGGCTTCCTTGGCGGCGGTCGTCCGTCAGCTTATCAAGCATCTTGGGGATACGTCCGGCCTCGGGCTGGTCGAGGAAACCTCATACTAAGGGTCATTCATGCCATTCAGCATAACAAATCCGGCTCACGTTTCTCTGGTGATCGACCGAGTTAGACAATCAGCGATCAGTCTTGAAAGCTTGCGTACGCAATTGATGGAGTTAGATACGTTTCTTACCATCAACGGGGTAGGGCCGATTCTAAATGCGGTGGGAGCGGTATTTCCTCCCGGATTTAGTCTCACTCCCAATACGGTGAATAGTGCTAACAACACTCTGACCAGTGTAGTGCGTACCGCGATCACCACTGCGATTACGGTAGGCCAACAGACTAATATGGATCGGGTACGTCTCGACATTGGCGTAATCACGGGCACCGGCTAAGGAATAATTCATGCCATATAATCCCTTTACTCAATACTTCGGCGGTCCAGCTACCCCTCGGCTTGTGTCTCATTACTCTCGTGGTGCCCCCGCCCCATCCGGGTTCCCGACCTCCGGGACCGCTACAGGAGGCTCTACAGGAGGCTCTACTGGACCGGCTTTCGATCTGCAAGGATTGATTGATTCCATGACGGGAAGTGCGGATGCCGCAAAGCAGGCGGGGCTGGAACGCTATCAGACCCTTCGTAAGAGTGTTCGGGCCACCCGTCAGGGCGTACTTGGTCCGGGTGGGGACTTTGCCCGAGCCGAGCAGAATCTCGCACAGACAGGGGCCACTGAACGCGCCCGTATCGGCGACCAATTCGTACAGCAGGGGGCTTCCGCTGAACAAGACTTGATGAGTCGCGGCCTCGGGAATACCACCATTCAGTCCAGCGTGCAGCGTGGCGTGGCCTCGGATCGAGATCGTTCTCTGTCCTCTCTGGCCGAAAGTGAATCTCGCCAGCGTTCGGATATGTCCCTGCAAAAGGCCGGAGCCCGTATGGATATCGGCCGTCTCCGTGCCGACGCGATCCTGAGTCGAAATGACGTAGGGCCAGATCAGGGGATGTACGCCGATCTGATTTCTCGTCTGACAGCCGCAGGCGGTGCGGGCGGTGCGGGCGGTGCGGGCGGAGCCGCCGCACCTCGCAGAGCTTGGGATTCGAGTATGGGGCCAATGCCCGGAATCTATTGGTCGGGTTATAGTGGTCCACGGGCCACCTAAAGGAGCTTTTGATGCCAGCGCCAACCCCCATACAGATTCGATACGACAATCCGGCCATGCTCGCTCGCCTCGCGGCGGCGGCAGGATCGGCGTCGTACGATCAGAATAATCGTTACCGACAAGAAGATCGGGCCGATAGTAACTATCGTATGGAATACCAAGGATATCTTCAGCGATTGGCTGGGGATAGAGCTATGGTCAATGCTGATCTGGATCGTAGGACTCAGGCCAACCGCCTAAATTCTGAAAACGCCTTTCGTTCGGACGTTTTCGCCCGTGAAGGCGAAGCCCAGAATCGAGCTTTTGCTCTACAGGGAGTGGCTCAGGCTCAGGCTCAGGCTCGCCAACAGGTTGAAGCCCGGCGTATGGGCTCTGCCACTATCCCCGGCCGCTCGGCGATGCCGGTGTCATTGGTCCCCGCAGACGATACTGCTCGCCCTTCGTCGGCCACGGCTACGATCAATGGAGTCGATATCCGGCGAAACCCCCAGACCGAAGAGTTTGAACGGCTCGGGTTCAATCCAGATGCAAATGCCCCTCAGTGGCAGGTTGGAGAACCCAAGGGCGGATTCGTTCGAGCCGGGTCTCCGGATCAGACGATCTCCCCAGAGACGAAATCCCAACGGGATTACTTGACGCAACTTCAAGGACAGATACCTACCGAGCAGTGGAATTCCTTGTGGGTCGCCGCCAATAGTGGCGGACTTAGTATGGATCAGCTGATGGACAATGTTCGGCAGGTGACGCCAAAGGTAGGTTCTTCTCGCTCGACCGCCTCGAATCGGGCGTTTGAGAAGTATGCGGCTGATTTGGACGTGATGAGGTCTTTGACCGGCCTGAGTCCGTCCGATCAACTGGCGTACGGGCGTCGTCGATTCGGGATGCAGGATAACGTCATCTTTTCTGACCAAGATGTTCAGGGCGTGATGGAATCCTATGTGCGGGAAGCAGTGGCCGCTACCACTCCCGTAACGAATAGCGGCGGTCGTACTCCTACGGGCGGTAATCCTGTTGATGTAGGGGGTATGTCTCCAGATCAAGTCAGGGCGACGTATCCTAGCGGAACTTGGATCATCCAAAACGGTGAAACTATGAGGGTTCCATAATGCGTCCGATTTCCGATGATCCGTGGGCGGCATTCCGTATGTCTACCCCCGCCCCCGCCCCTAAGCCCGAGGGTGATCCGTGGGCGGCATTCCGTACCGAACAACCCCAAGAGGGGTTTAGGGTCGCCAATCCCGGCATGACCTCTGGAGAACATGCGTCTGATTTCCTGCTAGGTGCTATTGGCGGTCCTAGCCGTGCCGCCCGTGCCTTTGGCGGTGGTATCGAACTGGTGGGTAAGCAGATTCCCGGCGGCGATTTTATCTCGAATATCGGCCGAAACATGCAGGAATACTATGGCCGCGTTCCCTCTCCACAGACCGTTGCGGGACAGGTGGCGGGTGCGGTTACGGGCTTGCCGGTATACGCGGCACCGGCCGCAGTGGCTGGCCCTGTCGCCGCAGCCGCCGGACTAGGTACTGGTGCCACTGCGGTGGCCGTGGCGGGTACTGGTGCCGTTTCTGGTTTCCTTAGCGAGGGCGGAAGTGGGTATCTCGGAGCGAAAGAACGGCTCGCGGCTCGCGGTATCGAAGGCCCTGAAGCCGACCAATTGGCCCAAAATACCGGCCTCGCCGCGGGAGGCACGGGTCTATTGGAAGCCATCCCCGTAATGCGTGCGGCTCGTCCCCTGTTGAAGCCTGTGCTGGCGAAAGTCGCAAGTTCCACGATTAGCCGTCTCTCCGCGACGGAAGCGGGGAAGGTGCTTTTGACGGGTGTCATCAACGGCGGGCAGGGGGGCCTGACCACGCTGACCGAACACATCATGCGGGACTTGAATGAGCAAGACCCACAGGCGTATGAAGGGATCGTTTATGATCTCGCGGTGTCCGTGGGTACAGGTTCAGTTATCGGTGCCGGTATGCACAGCCTGACTACAGTCGCAGCGCGTACGTCCCCGCAGGTGCAGCAAAGGGCTTTGGAGCAGGCATCCGATACAGACGTAGCCAAAGCGTACCCGAATCTCGTGAAGGCTCCTACGCCTACGGGTTCGCGTACGCCCGAGGCCGAGATCAGTGCTGCCCTCCGACGCGATCCGGCCGCAATCCCCCCCGAAGAGACGCCGGATTTTGTGGACCCGAAAGATATTCCCGCTGAACCCTCGAAACCCACAATAAAGTCGGGGGGTGAGGCCAAACTTCGTACCGTTTTGCGTACCGCTACACCGGAGCAGATCGCCGCATTGAAGAAAGCGGCCCCGGAGAATATCCAGCAGTTCATCGAGCGAACCGAGGCCGATCTCTACCAATCCGGGGATAGGTTGACCCCACGGGAGCAGATCGCCGCCCGTTCCCGCAATGAGTCGGCACCGTATACCTCGGGTGAGTTTGTGCATGGCACTGACCTAGATGCCGCCATCAAGATCGCGGACGAAGGCATGAAGTCCAGTAAAGGTTTCGCGGGCACGGGGGTGTTTGCCTTCAGGTCGGATGGACAGGGCAGTGGCACCTCTCAGTATCAAGCTACGGGCAAGAGTAACGAGGGCAAAGTCCCTGTTGTGGTTCGTTTCAAGAATGTGGAGAGTCGCCCCGGCACTGATCTGGGTGAACACTTCGTACAGAGCAAGGGGCAATCCGACTTTGTGAACCCCGAGGATATGGAGTTCGTGGTGGGCGGTCGCGTTTATAC